AATCAATGATAGTAGTGGAAGGAGGTATGAGATTATGCCGCGGATTGCGAAAGCATACGCAATTACAGACGCAAAGATCAGCTTTGTGTCTCTGGTAAATAAGGCTGCGAATAAAAAACAGTTCCTGATTACCAAATCTGAGAAGGGAGCTGCAAATTTCGCTACATTCGGACGGATCCTGAAGGCTGATGCAGACAGTCACTTTGTAACCGGAATTGTGTATGAGCCTATGGTGGAAGATACCCAGGGCAATTACATGACGGAAGAAGAAATTACAAAAGCTGCCTATTGGTTTGCCAAGAATGGAAACCAGGTGGATCTGCAGCACTGTTTTGAAAAATGCGATGGTGCCGCTGTGGTGGAATCTTATGTTGCGAAGTGCGACATGGAGATCGAAGGCGAGGCCATCAAAAAGGGTACATGGATCATGACTATGGAGATCAGTGATACCGATGTGTGGGAAGCTATACAGAAAGGGGATATCACAGGATTTTCCATGGGAGGAATGGGCGTGTATTCCGAAGAAGACGTAGAGCTTCCCGTTGAAAAAAGGGATGAACCCAAAGGATTGCTCCGGCGCCTGGCTAAAGCAATGGGATTTGATGTGGTGGAGAAGGGCGCTGTAAAAGCGAATTTCCAGCGCAGAGTAAAAGAGGATAATTTTTATTCTGCATGGTATGCGCTCAGAAGCACGCTGGAAGGGAATTTTTATAATCCGGACACAGGCATGTGGGAATGGGGTTATAACTCCGATGAAAGCACCATCCGGGAGGCACTGGAGGATTTCAATGATATCGTTACGCAGCTTCTTACTTCGGATGGAAGTATCGTGAAGTCATTGGAAAAGGCCGCAAAGGCGGCTCCGTCCCCCATCCATAAAGAGGGTAAGAGTCTCAGTGCAAAGAATCTAAGTGCCATCAAAGGCATTTATGATACGCTCGGTTCATTTCTGGCAGATTTCCAGGAGGAACCGGCGGAAACAAATAATGTTCAGAAGGAGGATGTTGACATGACAAGTGAAGAAGTAAAGGTAGTGGTGGCCGAAGAAGTGAAAAAGGCCATGGATCCCGTTGTGGAGCAGCTGAAAGCAATTGCCACGGTAACTAAGGGGGAGGGGGAGGGCGGAAGCGAACCTCCGGCATCTGGAAGCGTGGCACCCGCCGGAGATATGTCGGCTGATGCAGTAGCAAAGATGGTAGGGGAAGAGATCAAGAAGGCCATGGAGCCTGTGATGAAAGCGCTGGAGCCTGTGATGAAAAGCAGGGCGATCCCCGGCAATCTCAATGACGCAGCGGGAGCCGTTGAAAAGCAGGAGCAGCACTACCTGCACGGCATTGTCTAAGAAAAGGAGGAGAGAACATTATGCCAACTAATGCACAGATCATCAAAAATACAATAACAACTGATTCGGTCTCACACGGCCTGCTTACCCCGTATCAGGCTAAGAAGTTTTTAGTGCAGACCTTTGAGGCCACGCCTTTCCAGCAGGCTATCCGGCATGTGACACGGACGGAAAAATCAGGCGAGATTGACAAGATCGGTATCGGTCACAGACTGCTCCGCCCGAAGGTAGAGAATACATTTGACGGCGTAACCGCAAGCCCCACATTCGGGGTAGTCAAATATGCCTGCGAAGCGACAAGGCTTGACTGGGATATCACCAATGAAACGCTCCGGCAGAATATCGAGGGCGAAAATATGGATGATGTCGTAACCAATCTCATGACGAAGCAGGTCGGTGTCGATTCGGAAGATCTTCTGCTCAATGGAGAGGAAAACGCAACTGCGGCAGAAGCCTTTTCCGCCAGTACGGCTTACAAGGCGGGTGACTGCGTAACAGAGGCCGGTGGCTTATACCGCTTTCGGGTAAACCATGCTGCGGGAGCATGGAATGCGGCAGATGCTGAACGGATCGGAGATGCTGCAGACAAGGTATTTCTTGGCCAGAATGACGGTGTTATCAAGATTCTTGGCGGCAGCCACATCATTGATGCCTCTGGGGCAAAAGAAATGGAACTTGAAATGTTCTATAGGGCAGTAGCCTCTATGCCAACCAGATTCAATGACGGAACGCTTCGCTGGATGATGAGTCCGACCAGGGCGCAGCAGTGGGAGCTGTTCTTGCTCAATAAGGTTATCAATGCCGGAGGTGCCGTCCCTGAGAGCTTATATAAAAGCCCCGTGGGAATTCCTTCTATGGGCGTTCCTATGATGCCGGATGATACCGTTATCCTTTCCAATCCGAAGAATTTTGTCCAGGTTAACACCTACACGATGAAGATTCGGAAAGATGAAACTTCTGTAGAGGCAATCCGGAAGGATAAGAAATTTTATGTAATCCACTTTGACTTCGATGCGATCATTGAGGAGATCGAGGCCACGGCAATGATCACAAACCTTCCGGCGCTTCTTACGGATCTTTCATAACGGAGGTGGCGCTATGAGAAAAGTATGTTTGAAGACAGGGCTTTCCTATGTCGCCAAAGGCATTTCATGCAGGAAAGGAAAAGTTATGGATGTCGAGGATGATGTTGCTGAAAAGCTTATGAAAACCGGCCGATTTGAGGCTGTAGATACGGTTCCCATAGATCCTGAACCTGTGGCTCCGGATGGTAAATCTGCCAATATAACTTCGATGAAGAAAGATGAGCTGATTGCATTTGCAGAGGCTCAGGGTATCGATGTTTCGGACTGCAAGAACAATGAAGAGCGGATCCAGCGGATTCAGAGTGGAATGGACATAAATGCTTTTGCGCGGCTGGCTTCCGAAGAATAGGGGGGGAGCATGAAAAGACCTTGGATAGAACCCAAACAGATTCGGGATTACACGTCATCTCCAAAGGTCGAGGCCAGAACTGACACCCAGCTCGCTTATGATATAGCCAGGGCAGAAAAATATGTAATCTTTCATACGCACAACAATTTTGATTCAAAGGAATATGAGAGCGGGCTGCCATCGGATGTGACGATGGCAGTCATCCTTCTTGCAGAGGCCTATGCGAAGCAGGCGATAGTGCAGAGAGAGGGAGCACTGAGTTCAGAGACATTTGACGATTATTCATATACCGTTGATGTGGGAGCGGACATTGCAGACAGCCTGGGGCTTGGCGCAATGCTGGAGGAATATGTTCTGCCGGAAGATCATGGTAAAGTGGTTATGAAACTGCGGAAGCTGTAGGAGGTGCCGGATGTCGTTTGAAAATTTGCTGGATCACAAGTGTGCAATATACCATATGAAAAAGGACAGCAAAAGCCTGGGGTATGGAATAAACGGGGATAGTTTTTCTTATCCGATGGAGCCGGACGAGGCTTCCATCCCATGCCATTTCAATGTGTCGGATACGGGAACCTTAGAACAGACGGAGGATGCCAATGAATATGTCGTGGTTGGAAAGCTGAATCTGCCTTACGGAACAGACGTCCGGGTAAATGACAAAATCGTTGACCTTGGCAGCGGGATTTCCTACTATGCGGAAGTTCCGCGAAATATCCGGGATCATCACATAATTGTGCAGATCCAACGGAAAGGGAAAGTCAAGGGGGCGATTTAGTGGCAGGAAGGTATGTGAGCATAGACACTACGGAGTTGAGGCGTTTTATAGAAAGGCTGAATCAGGCCGGGCGTGGCAAAGAATTTGAAAAGGAGCTCTCCCGATTTCTGGATGCTATTGCGGTTGAGTTCCTTTCCTATGTGCAGGATTTTATCATACAGGCCGGTTCGGTAGACACCCGGCTGCTTTTGAACAGCTTTCAGAAAAGCGGCGAGGGAAATGTTTTTATTGCCCAGGAAGGCGGTCTGCAGATAGAAGTAGGCACCAATGTGGAGTATGCGTCTTTTGTGAATGACGGGCACTGGCTGAATCCGAGAGGTGTTGATATGCGGTGGGTGCCCGGGGAGTGGCAGGGAGAGAGATTTATATATCAGCCCGGAGCTAAAACAGGAATGCTGTTAAAACAGAAATGGATAGAGGGTAGTCATTACTTTGACGATGCCATAAGGCTCATGGAGAGGATGGCCCCGCAGTTCATGGAACGGAAAATAGAACAGTGGTTAGGACAATTTTTTTCGGACTTTTTATAGTCTGTGAGGTGAGGACATGTTGGAATATGAGATTGCGGCAATTTACTATTTCGTGGCCGGGATTATTACGGCACAGGCATATTTTGAAGAGGTGCCGCTGGATATGGTAATTCCTTGCGTGTTTTATCCTACGCCAACGCCGGCGGCATCAGGTTTTTCGGTAAACGCTTATATGACCGAGTTTGCCATGTATATCAAATTCATAAATCATTCCACAATGGCAGCTTATGAAATGGGTGAAAAGGTATTGCAGGCAATCATGGGGAAGCGGAGAAAAGTGCCGCTGGTAGATGAAACCGGGAAGCAGACTGGCAGGAGTTTCCGGGTAAACATGCCGAAACTGAAAAAGGTAGAGAATGGCGTTTATCAAATGGAATTATCGTGGAACCGGCATACACGATATGATGCAAAGGAAGTTACTCTTGCCAGGGATATCTTTATGAATGGATTGCCGGTAGGGAAGGAGGATTGACGTGGCCAAAACAAGGAATACGGAGGAAAATGTGGCAGACCGGGCGGCAGAAGAGCCCGCAAAAACTTCTGATGAAAGAAAATTTCCGTATGAGGTGCTGAAAGCAAATTGCATGAGGCTGTTTCATGTAACATCCAGCACTTTTATCGGAGCAACTATCGGTAAGGAAAATGGATCATATTCCATCTCAGAGATGCAGCGCCTTATCGATGAATGGTTAAAGAAGGAGGTAAAAAAATAATGGCTGGTGGAAATTTTGACATCAACGTGGGAAAAACCAGGCCCGGAACCTATGTCAATGTAAAGTCCAAGAGGCAGCAGAAAGCAAAGGGTTCCACCCGTGGCATTGCGGTGATTCCCTTTGTCGGATATGACTGGGGGCCGAATGGGGAATTTATCAAGCTGTCAGTGGATTCCCCGGATGCGTACCTGCATAAGCTCGGCAGAAGCGTTTACGATGCAAATGACTTTATGCTGATGGTGCGCGAGATCTTTAAAAATGCGATTACCTGTTATGTCTATATCATCAATGCCGGTATCGCGGCGAAAGCAACCACAGAGGATGGTTTGACGGTAACGGCGGCATACCCCGGCACCAGAGGCAATGATCTTTCTGTTGTATCTGCCGAGAACGTGCTGGGCGGGTTTGATGTAACTGTCTATATGGGCACGGAAAAGGTGGAGATCTATGAGGGAGTGAAAACCTTTGGTGATCTGATCGCGGCATCTGCAGGTAAGTATGTTACCTTTAAGGCTACTACCGAAGAAGTCGATTTGAAGGCGATTGCATCTTTGCGGCTGGCGGGTGGAGACAATGGGACAACGGAGAACTCTGCTGTTACCGGTTTCCTGGATAAGGTGGAAAAGGTTCGGTGGAATACCATGTGCTTCCCGATCACAGAAACTACTTTGCAGACAGTGTGTATCGCCAAGATCAAAATGTTGCGTAATAGTGTCGGGAAATATGTGCAGGCGGTTCTTCCGAACTGCAAAGCTGATTTTGAGGGCATTATCAATGTGACAAATTCTGTGATCCTGGATGACGGGACGGAAAGCGGCAAGCAGCTCACGGTTGCTC